CATTGCCATCCTTGTTTATACTCTTGACTGGTGTAATATCTTTGGAATTGTTCCAAAAATCATCCCAATCTTTAGGGGAGTTAGTAACATTTTCAATCATAATCTTCATCCTCTTCGTTATCAGCGTCCCAGTCAATTAGGTCTTCTTCATCAATAGGAAACTCACTCAATTTGTAGTTACTAAGTGAACCTATCATTGTCCAAACTTTCTCACCTGATAACATATATTCATTGCATATATGTTCAACAGTATCCTCAACATATTCGAGAATTGTTGTTGCTTCTTGTTGTAATTGTTGATCCATTGTGTTAATTAGTAGAGAACAGTTTGTAATAAAAAAGAAGGGGGATTAAACCCCTTCTTTGATAAGAAATGTTGGAAAATACTTAACTTTGTTGATAAGAATGTCCATGCAATCACTATCAGGATACTTATCATTGACTGCATCAATTACAGTCCTCCATTGATCCTCATTCATTGTGATTGTGGTCATTTCTTGTGAATTAGTAGACATTTAAGTAAGAATTAGTAGAGTAAAAAGTAAAAAGAACTAAGGGATTAACCCCCAGTTCTAGTCAGGTAAACCCTGAATCTTTGATTGAATAGATGATACTCTATCCTCTACAGAAATTCCACCTATTAGGTCTTCTGTTTGTGCGTCATCATCTTGATAATGAATGTAATCATCCATTGACGCATAGAGGGTTTCCCACTCACCTTCAGTAAAAAAACTTTTGATAGTTTGTAACTGATCGTAGGAATAGTCTCTCACGTTTGTTTGCATAAGGTTGTTCCCTTGTTTGTTACTCTCTTATTATAGGTCATCAAGGGACGATTTCAACCGAGAGTGTGTAGGTTGTTCAACTGTCACACATTTCTTTGCTCATTGCGTATTTTGTTGTTATAGTAGTTATCAACAATACCCTCCAATTTCTCGAAGATACTATCAATTTCCCTAACAACTAAACACTCTGTTTTATAATCTTTGTAACCATCAATTAGGGTTTCTAGTGTACATAAAATGACACCAATTTCACCCTCGGTTAGTGTTACATTGTGAGGACGATCTAGGTCTTCTTCAATGTTAGGAATGTGTTGTGATCTTTCCATGTTAATTAATACTCAGAACGTGCAAGAAATGGTGTAATGTTATCTATCTTGTATCCTATTACTTTTGCTTTAACGATCTTATCTTCTTCATCATAGTGATACGCAGAATTCAAATATGACTGTATTTCTTCACATAAATGTTCACCATTTACGTCATCTTCATTATCAAGAATGATGTTACAAGTGTAAGTAATTTGCTTCATTCTGCCTCCCTCAATTCATCTTCAATTAAATCACTTATTATCTCATTATTAATACTCCAATCTAAGTTTATAAACCGATCAATTACATGTTCTAATTGTTCATCATTAAGAGAAACTTCTTCTGATTCTGCTACACTTTCCACATCCAATTTAACATCAATAAATCTACAATGGAACGCATAATCATCTGGACATTCAGATAACCATTGTTCGAGTGATTTGGTTGCAGTTTGCATTAGTTTTCCTCCTCAATAGTGTAAACTTCGTAATCATCATCATCAATGAATTGCCAATCAATAGTATCACTTTCTATGATAGATTGCACTTCATCTCTACTCTCTGCCTCCACAAATGCAACATAGTTTGTTACTCTGGATGCACACAATCGGTATTCTTTCATTGTTAAGAACCCCATGTGAATTGTGGTTGATCGAGTATAATATCTCTGACTCTTTCTCTGTCTAAAGTATCACCATCACCCCATTGATATGTAACATTGTAATAGAGATTGTTGTTCTCTTTTGCTACATTTATGCGTCTGGAATACTCTTCAATAGCAGGGAAAATGTCATCCTTAGTTAAACCTTTAATCGGATAAAGATCAGATTGTGGGTTATAGAAATCCCACACATAGTCAATAAACTCTTGTAAATCTTTCATTAATAACTCCTATGAGGGTGAATAACATTGCTGGCACTATCTAATACATTAGAAGTGATAATTCTTGCATTAGTTCTTACATTTAATGTGTTAGTAAGTAACATAAATGCAAAGATGATTAGACCCAATTTTCTCATTATGCTAACCCCATTACTTTGTAATGATTAGCATTTTGACTAGGAAATTGATGAACTGAAGATACTTCTTCAACAGCAACAATCTTCCCAGTTTTGTTATAATAATCATCCGCAATTACGTTTGCATAAGTGTAATCATCTGCAAACTGAATTGGATCACTAAAAACAATAAACTTCATAGGAATAAGTTGCTCCAATAAATGTGAAATGTGGTCTTGTCTGTTGCTCCATAAAGGCAGAACTTGACCACATTTATATAATACATGAAAAAAGACCCCTTGTGGGGTCTTGTGTGACAGTTTGTTTAGTGTCTACTTTGGTACTGATTTAATCTCCAATATAGTATAATGACCTTTATTCTTTACATCTTCTACTCTGTAATCATACTCGCCATCAACATCAACTGTAATAAATGCCTCAGGATTGTATTCTTTAAGGGCATTAAGTAACTGTCTTACGAGCATATTAGTCTCCAAAGATTGAACCGACTAAAACTTCATATTCTTTCACTTCTTTATCATTTAGTCGGGAAACTAAGTCATCTAATAGTTCACCAAGAAGATGATTATCTTCTTTAATGGCATAACCAAGATCTTGAATTAGATCCCTTCTTTGTTGTAATTGAGAGTCAGTCAACATTATTTATATCTCCAAATAAGGGGAATCTGTCTCGTGAAAGTTAACACCAACAGGTGCAAATTCATTGCGAGAAGTGTCATATAATGTTACGACTTTGAGCAACTTATCATCATCAAAGTTCTCAAGTTCTGTTAACAAATCGAGGTAAGTCATGGTCATAATTAGCGAACAACGTATTCAACTTCGCCATCGGCGATGTCTGCCTGAACACCTAATTTCTTGATAATTGTTCTTACATTGACGTTAAACTTGTCGGCACATTTATTAATAGAACCGACTCCGCCTAATATATCAATCAAGAAATCACACTCAGGCGATGTTAGTTTAGAGTCTAACATTGTTTGAGGTTTCATGCTACAACTGCCTCCTTTTCTGGATTTGGTATTAACGCAGGGATGACATTTGTGTCTACTATGTTATAATTATCATCATAAGAATGATTGATTGAATAACACTCCCATTTTGAATCTGTGGTGAATACATACACATACTCCTCACAAGCATTAGCATTACTCACATAATCATCAAAGTTTAAATCTAATCTAGGTTCAGTATTGTCACCTCTATCATTATAATATAGAGGGGCAGTTTCACCTAATTCTTTTCTATCCCAGTCGTCATTTGAGTCGCAAGATGACATATCTCCGCCATCAATTAACTTCTCTATCTTATCTCTAGTGTTGAACTTTGCTTTTAAAGTAACACCTAACCACTGTGGATAACCATCCCAATGATGATAAACAGAGACGATACTTCCGTTGTCTAATTGTAAACCAATTCGGGATCTTGTTGCCATGATAAATGTGAAATAGTGAAAAAAAGAATGGGACAATCAAAATACAGATTGCCCCGTTGGTTGTTACTTAGTTACCAGCAAATCCATCAACGTATGCTTCAATAATTTCTAGCAATTCTGCACCAGTTTGTGCTTCTTCTAGTTGAAATAGTACGTCGTTGATTGATGTTGAAACAGGCATTTGTTTAGGGTGATTAACAACTACCCAGTTTAAAGTCATTTGGCAGGACTATTAAATTTAATTTGCAGTTGATAGTTTCTGATGCAAATCGTATGTAATATAGTTTCTTATATCACTAAATTGAGGATCAGTTCCTTCAGGTTGTTTTGCAATACTCTTTTGGAAAGTATTCAAACGATCTGCAATAATACCACTAAGAGCATCAAACTCTTCATTGGTAAATGTGATTGTTTTCATTGAATTCCTCCATTGATACTAATATAACAGATCCACCAGTGAATGGCGGATTTAGTGGACACTAATCGAAGTGTCACATGGTCTAACGTTTCCAGTCCTTTTTGACTGTAAAGTTTGCATAACTGAATTGTTTACGGTTAATTAACTTATAAGTACCATACTTATTAGTCATAACATAACCTTCATGTTCACATTTAACGTCCTTAATATAACATTCAATTTCTTGATCTGTTCCTATTGCTGTCATTAATGTGAGTTTAATATCTCTGATAAAGTTATACAAATGAAATAGATTTGCATGAAATCCTGTTTCTTTTGCAAGTTCATTTGCATTTAACTCTCTCTGTTCTTTGATGAACTTATTAACAACAATCTTAATTTGTTCACCTTGTTTCTTATCAGGAAACTTAACAAATCGCACCGCAGTTTGAGCAAGTGAGATCTGTAAATCTACTGCAAATGGTGTAAACAATAGTTCTGCGTTAGTTGATAAGAACTTAACCTCTTCTGCACAAGCATCTTTATAGTTAAACTCTGCAATCATTGATTTCAAAGTATTACCAACATACTTAGTATGTGCAGCAAAAACTATATCTTCATCTACATTCTTATCAAACTTATAGGTAATTGTGTTGGGTGTATATACATTACCACCACCAAATCCTATGAAGTCACCTTGATAAACTCCCTTAATTCTAGGTAGTTTCTCATAACATAGGTGAAGGATTGATGCAACGTTAGCATTATCTCCATGATTCAATTCTATATCATAATGTGTATAATTAACCTTGATCTTTTTCTTATTAAATACACTCTTAGTACCTACAAAGAACTTATCATTTTCTGGGTTAATTCCCCACACTATAGCAGGCGCACCATCATATTTTACTGATAGTTCGCTATTCTTTTCTTTAAGGAAGTTAAGTACATTTAATGCACCATCTTTTCCCTTATTGAGAATAGAATCTTCAGGATGTTCTAAATGAGTGTTTTTGTTTGTCATATACTTATGATACCATAAAAAAAGACCCCTCGAAAGGGGTCTTGTGACACTTTGTAGAGTGGTTAGGCAGGGACTTTAAGAGTTCCCAAAACCTTCAAAAGTTCTTTAGTACCTGCCTCAAGGAATAGAAATGGAATAACAATGACTGAGAATCCATCTAATTCTTGATATCTTTCAACCCAAGTCTTAGTTGATACATTAGTTTCAACTTTTGGTGCCTCTGCTTTAACTTCTTCCATAATCTTTGTGACTGGTGTAGTATTTAGAGGGGCAGACTTAGGGGCGGTTGCTGTTACTTTGCGAGTGCGTCTTTTGCGTGGAGTTGTTGTTCTCTTTGCGGTAGATGCAGTTGGCATAGATTAATAATGCGAGTGTGAATAGTGTGGAAGAGGTTCGCCTTAAAAGCGTATTCTACATAACTTAATTGAAGGTCTCCGCTACCCTTGCCTTCCACTCTTATATAATACCCGATATTACAACCAAATGGGGGATTAGTGTGCCACTTTGTTAAATGTCACAGTCCGCCTCTGGTCTTATATATTTTCTTGTTACACTAACTTTATGTGAGTTACTATCAATTAAGTCTTCCAATTCTTCTATACTATTTCCTACATCTTTCTCCTCAGAATAGAAGAACAATGCTTCACTTAGTAAGTTATATTGTTCATCAGATAGATTTACTTTGATTTCGTACATTATAGTAAAGGTATATTAAAGGACATAATAGTTCTAGGTTTAGTTGATGATTGAACTGGTGCTTCATGTAACAATAGTGAAGGAAATGCAATAATATTGCCTTCCTTAACTGGAGGCGTTGCCTTACCTACTGTACCATAAAAAGGATTAGGAAATGGTGAATAAAATGTTGTTGGTATATGTTCATTTTCATCAAATTCAACATATAATACACAACTAATATTCATCATTCCATGATTATGTGCTCCATGATGTTGACCATTAGTATATCTTTGTGACCATAATTGCCACGATTCGAGCGACTTAAAGGGACATTCTCCTCTATATCTATCACTCAACCCCTCTGTATATTCATTCGCAATGTTATCAAAATCATCCTTCATTATGTCCACAAAACTATCAAAGTATGGTGGTCTTGTACCATACTTAAAGTAATCTGTATAACACTCATTGCCATCTACACATTCATCATCAAAATCAATCAGTTCGAGCAACTTAGGTTTCTTATCCTCCCAGTTGATAACATCAAACTTCATAATGCCAATGGCAAATAACATCAAAGACTGGTTCATTTCTTCTTATAATTCTTTCGAGATTTGCGTTTGTTTGATTGCATTTTAGTGCCTTTCTTATCTTTCTTTAATTCTGCTTTAAGTTTCTTCAGAAACTTTAAATGATTAGGATAAACTAACTGTTCTATATGTTTCTTATCTTCTCTCTCTTGTTTACTCATCATCAACAGTTTCATTTAGATCTTCAAAGAAAATACCTTTCATTTCATCAGCATTCCACTCAGTTAAATCATCTAAGAATAAATCTTCATCATCTTCTTCATTGCCACTATACGTCATTTCGTGCATAATTGACTCAGCATCTTCAAGACGCATTTTATCAACTAACTCAGTCATTCTATAAGCATAATGATTATCAATTTCTTGCAGGCATCGTTGACGAATCTTATCAATTTGTCGCATACCACTGCCTCCATGATTTCTATTATACTATCTAGTCTACTTTCTGGCAATAGACACTTGTGCTTCACCTTTTGTAAAGATAGTGTCCACAACTGAGTTTAGACGCCTCTCTGTACCTATACCAATGTTAGAATATACTGGTACAAACATCTTACCAAATGGTTTATGGTATCCCTCGAAATTGCCTGGTATTAACGTACCAGCATCAATATGTTGTTTGTCGTTATCATGTAGACGAATAACTCTACCAATAGTTTGTGCCATTGTGATAAGATCTAAGTTTCTAAGTAATATGCAACCAGTTAATCCTGATACATTCATACCTTCAGATAGTATAGAATGATGAAACATAACAAACTTCTTAGATTCATCCTTACCCCACTTATTCATAATATCAAAGAATACTTTCCTTGATACTTTCTTACCATTAATGATAGCACCAAACTTAGAAGTGATGTGCATAACATTATATCTCATTTCATGGCATATTGCCATAAAATCTGTTTTGGTAAGTAGTTTATGAATATTAGTGGTAGATTTGGCAGTGACTAACACTTTAGTCATGTGATCTTCATTCTTAAGAGCATCTAAGATGACCTCTTTATCAATCAATTCTGTACTCTGATAGAATCCACAGTTATATTTCTTTGCCCTAACTTTTGGTTCTAAAATATAACCTTGCTTAACCAAGTCTGGAGCAGGTACATCAACAATTCTCTTACCAAATATACTCACATCATTCATAGCAACTCTACTCTTAGACTCTTTAGGTGTAGCAGTAAAGAAATACTTTCTATCTGCAATATTAGATAAGTGAGTAACTGCCTCAATATAGTTCTTCTGAACACTATTATGTGCCTCATCAAAGTATATCGTATCAACATCAATCGTTGATCTCATTACTTTATGAAGTGACTGATATGTTGAGAAGATTAATTTGTGACCATGAGTATTCTTATACCAAAGATATATTTCATCTTTCTGTGTTGTTGTTTTGTATGGAGTCTCGCCACTATGTACATGCAATACATTCTTATCAGTAAGCATAGCACCAGTAAGAACTTCCATGAATTCTTTACATAATTGTTGTGCCAATAGTATTCTAGGAGCAACAACTACTATGGTCTTGTTATCTCTATTACCGAGATTAAATAGATGCCTTTCAGCATCTTTTATCATACAAATAGTTTTACCACCGCCAGTAGGTACAATGATTTGTCCCTTACTGTGTTGCTGCATGGTATCAACTATCTGTGATTGATGTTCACGCAGTTTCATAGTTTTGTGTCAATAATAATATTATACATGAAAAAACCCCTGCTGTGCAGGGGTATGTGACAGTTCTAAAACTGTTTCAACAGTTTCTCTGTCTCAGGGTCAAACACTTCCTTCACTCCTTCAATGTTGCTTAACCAGTCATCCTCATTAGTATTAGACAACTGTTCGAGGATCTCGTAACCAACTTCAAATTCATCCATAAATCAATTGATTGAACTGATAGTATTATGGCATGCCCTGTATCACAAGGCAACCAGCAGTGGACACCTATCCAACTGGTGGCGTTGGTACTGGTGGAGCATCAGGATGTTGACCAACTTGAGCATCCATATCAAACTTATTTGCTGCTGTCTCATACTCTCTATTACCTTTAAGTACATTAATGTCAGCAACTAGACCTAAAATATCATCTTGCTGTTTAAGCAATGCTGCATTAACCATTGACTCTATTGATGTTAATCTTTCATCAAGATTACCAATAGTTTTCATAGTTTGTTGCAGTTGCTTCTCTAGTCTGCCAAGTTTACCTGACTGAACTTCTGCATTTGCTTCAGGAGCATTGAGTGAATCGTAACCCATAGTATTGTCAAATCTGTAGTATTTAGAGGATCATTTGTATGAATTTTGATGCGGATACTATCACCATAAATGATAACATTGCAACTACATCATACGCCTTAGTTCTTACAAAGAACGGTATGCTTAATAAGCATGATGTGGCATGTAACATTGTACCATAAAGTACACTAACATGCAATACAATAAAATAGGCAGATACGACCAAAACTGATCCTATCTGCCTGCTAATAGTTACTGTTCTCATCTTAAGTAAAGATAACCACCTGCCCAATCGCAGTTGGCATACATTGCCTCACGTTGGTTAATAATCCTCATATCATATCTAACAATAGCAGCAGGAGACTTCCAAGAAGCAGGTTTGTAAACTTCACCTGTATTCTTATCAACAAAGGCATGAACTGAACCATCCCTGTACTCACCATCACGGCAGTCTTGTTGGATGATCTTATAATATTTCCTACCTTTTTGGATTCGGAACTTCATTAGATCCTCATCATTCTCAATCTTCCTGATTCTTTCTTGAAGATATGGTGAAGGTGCCTCACCTTGGTTGTTTCTAATTGCAGAGCGTAAGGAATAGTCCTTATACTGTGCTTCAAGACAACGACATAAATCATTTGTCCATCTTAAAACTAATACTTTCAACTGAGTTTCAGTTGGTTGAGTGTAGTTTTCAGGCACTTTGATTGATGACATAGTTAACATTATATAAAAGAGTGTGGAGAGGTTCGATTTAAAGACCTTTTCCACCGACTACCGTTTAGAATCCTTACATAGCATGTCGGAATGAGGTCACCCTTGCCTCCACTTCTATAATATAGTCTCAAACGTCATATATTTCAACCACCTTTGTGCCAGTTTCCTGACTGTCCTTATCCCAGTGTCTTATAACACCAGCAACAATAAAAATATTGGTGGTAAGGTAAGTGATAAGAATAAAACTCCTAATAAGACATACTGTATTGTCATACTTTGCAGTCTTATGATCCTCGAAACTTCCCAAGGCATACTTCCAAATCCTCCAAACACTTGTCATGCCGCACCCTTGTACGCCAATGTAATATCATCCGTACCATATCTACTCTGTGCTTCAACAAGAGCATCAGCATGTACGTTACTAATACTCTGAAACGTGGTTAGGATTAATCTATGGTTAATAGTAACCCAAGCATCCCAATTAGTCATAACAACATAGTATAAGGTGAGAGAAACATTACCTGCTTTTGCATTAACCTCGCCCTAGTTGGCATAAGGTGTAGGTATGTTTCCCAATGCCATTATGGCACACTACTCAGTATTTGGCAAGTCTTTCATACCATGAGGCGGATTTAACTCTTGATTCATGCCCCAATGATCCGCTAATCCTTGTCTGGAATTGAATGCCTGTTCTCTTTCTTCATTTGTTAGATTAACAACTCGCCAACCATAATCACCATTAGTTAACACTGTAGGCATAAAGTTCATTGCTATAGTAACTCTATCTTCACCTTGATTAACATCATATCCATGTATTACTTGTGATGGAAATAACAATAACTCTCCTTCATTTGATAATACTTTATTATCCTGATTGTAATCTGTATATTTAATAGGCATATTGACTAACGAAGGTTTCATCTGTTGATATAAACTTTCAGAGTTACTAAAGTGTGTACTTACATGCCCTTTTGTTGCATCATAGTTCACATAATATACACCACTTAGATAAGAATTACCATGACAATGTGGATGTTGATGTGCTCCTACACCTGAGATATTAAACCAACTATCTGTTACTTGTATGTGTTCTTGTATATAATCTCCTTTAACATCTCTGGCAAATATTACTGCCTGTTCTTCCATCCAAGTTCGTAATCTTCCATACCTTTTATCATCCATCAAGACAGAATAGTGTCCTATATGTTTCAAATTACCACTATCAACATTATATCCAAAATCATTAACATTCTCACTAGAGATATGTTCCATCACAGTTTCTTTCACCTTATCAGCAAACGGGCAAGGTATAATTGCAACTGGAGTAGGTAAAATACTTAAAACTTCCATGTTATTCAAAATTAGGATTGTCCCACAATCTACTTCTAAATGTAGTCATGGCAGTGTGTCTCTCACTATTAGTTAGTGGTTCAACTTTAAAAGAATTAATATATCTAGGCATCAGATTGCTGGATATAGTAATTCTATTAGGAGTATAGTTAGTTCTATAACCATGAACACAATTAGCACGCCAAAGTAACAATGATCCCTCTAATCCTACCACTTCATTGACTTCATTATACTTTGTCTTCTTATCATTTGTCAACATATATGGTAGGTAATCTGGATACTGTTCGCTATCATTAGGACGATAGAAATATGTTGGTGAGTGATACAATTCATTGAAACTTACATAATATAAGGCACACACAACAGAATTAATATGATAATGTGGTCTTTGATAACCACCAGCATCACATACATTCATCCAACTATCTGTCACTATAAAATCTGAAGTGTCATACTTAAGTATATCTCTGGCATATATCTCTGCTTGTAGTTGTATCCACTCTCTGAAATCTGTGTACTTATCATTAGATAACGGTGAGTAATAGTCAAAATGTTCTAATGACTTGGCAGTGGCATCTGTTTTCCTATGTGCGTAATCGTTACCATGACTCTTGATTTCATCTATAACTAACGACTTAACTTTCTCATGTTCAGGATATAATACCACGCCAAGTTTGACTGGTAAAATATCTTCAACCCTCATGCCCTTTGCCCCATATCATATCTACAAAATCAGGTGGCAACATCTCTTTAGGACACTGAGCAGTATTGAAACTGACTGTTATCCTCTCTCCATCAGTATTGTTAGGTCTACTACCATGTTCTAACCACGATGGAAACAAATACAAATGAGACTCTTTGATAGGAGCATCATGGAAGTACTCACTGTACTCATTCTGTTGTATATTATGAATACACATCATGTATGGTTGTAATGGTGACACCATGTAGAAATCACCACAGTCTCCTTCAGGCAACTCAACATAAAATGCACCACTAATTACACTAGATTCATGTCTATGTCTCTTAGTATATCCATCTCTAGGTAATATATTATACCAACCACCACTAATTAGACAAGGCCAGTTACCAATCTTATCTGAGAAATGGTTCACACATTCTTGAAATGTCTCCACCAGTGGTCTAGACTGTTCACCAACCAACGGATCCCAACCGCCATGAGAACTAACGCCTTTATATGCTAATGAATGTCCATGATTCTTGCCATTAGATTTAATATGCGTTTTGAAGTCCTCTAGACCTGGCGCACCAGTTAAATCATACTCTTCAAATAATACTGGGAATAGATCCATGTTACCACTTAGAATAATCTATATTAAGCACGACTCTTACGTCAGCATCAGTACATGATGTACCAGCATGAAGTAAATCGCCTGGAAATATCACTGCTCTGTTCGCCTTTGACACTACCTTCTGTCCGTCCTCAAAGTATGTATATCCATCGTTGTCATTCAAGTATATCACACAAATAGTATAGTGTGGTATATTATCAAATGGCGGGTCAGGACTATCGCTGGGACCTGTGATATCTACATGTAATGGTTTCTCTTTTATCTCAGATGTTCTTGCTGTTGCATTAAACTTAACCCTACTAATGCCTATTGGATTGAGTGTAGCAAATACTGGTCTAATCCTACCAAAAACGTCACTTATAGGAGCACAGTCCACATAACAGGCATGAGAGAACTGTGGACAATTATCACCATCCTTTACTGATTTGGAATCATAATACCATGGCATTTGCCCACCAAGAACATAGTCCTTGATGGGCGTAAATACCTCCTCTGGTAAGAAGTCATCATAAACTTCTATGTTCACATTGCCTCCACTACTCTGGTTACCATATCTCATCGCTCTTCTGTTTGTTTACCGTATTGAAAACAAGTTGTGCGTTTTCATACACTGTCTTTCCACCTTTAGAATGTGGGATAATGTGATCCATACGTGTTACATCAGTGTTGAGAGCATCTTCTAGAGAGATGTATTTCCCTGTAATGGCACACTTATGTCCCTGATCTGTCCAGAGTCGTTTTCTGAACTTGTAAGGAAAACATCTCTCCTCATCCTTTTTTATGATTAATCCCTTCTCTACAAGGATAGGAATAAATTCATCTTTAAGTGCTTTCAACCTATGATTAATCTTAGGATCTGTGTTAGCACCATATAGATCTTCCCATCTTCCTTCTTGTGTACCATTAGTAGTCCACGTTCTGAAGGTCTTCCCATCTGCTTTCAATTCCACCATCTTTGTATTGAGTAACCAATCTCTATAGGCAAGAAAGAAATCCAACAATCTTGGTTTACGTTTTTCAGTTGCTATAGAGTAACCTTCTTTGTCCATCTTTGTCAAGACAATATGGAGATCAATAAGAGGATTACGGTGTGGTATTCCTATATTTTTGAATCTGTCTTTATCTTTTATCTCCACTTCAATATCTTTACCATCCTTATCCACATCTGGGGTATGTGTCTTATAGTCAGTAATGATCTTAACAAGAGGGAAGAAAGTCTTCTCAAAATACTCTATGAATTTAGGTAGATTCTCCTCTGCTGATGTTCCTCCTACATAATCATCATCAAGAGTACTAGGGATAAAAGACTTACACTTTGAGAAATTGGCATGAGCATAGAAGTTATTGAGATAACCCAAGTAAGCACAGAACTTGTACCTTCTAGCACCCTCCTTAGTAACCCAACCATATCGTACAAAATAATCTTTGTACTTATCATTCAGTTCTCTAATATCAGTACAGATATCAGAAATCTCACAATTACGAATCTCCTCATCTGATAGATCAATGTTATCATTCAGATTCTTGAATAGATCTCTACGATCTTCTTCAGTTAATTCGCTATATGTTTCTACAGTAAAAGGTTGTTGCTCAAGTTGTTCTACCAACTTAGAATAATCACCTCCAGCACTAAGAAGTTGCTCACGATTCATACTCTCTTTAAGTTGAACAGTTCCTACTGATCTTACCTTACCATATTCATCTTCTTCAGATAGAGTATAAATGGCAGGAATCAACTTAACTTTATTATGATACCAATCAATTATAGTATCTGCTCTGTTACCACCATCAACATGTATCCATCTGTTACCTTCAGATAGAAATTTTTTCAATCTATCTATGTAATGTTGATCCTTAGATGAATTACAAATGTTCTCCAAATATTTAATATTAGGAGCAACGTTAATCATGTGCAATAACGCAGTCTTACCATACCCTATCGTTACATTGCTAAGGTATTTACCCTGCTTGTTATTACGTTCAAATCTCCAGACAGATTCTCTTTGGACTGATCTGTCTCTAGCAGTCACCAACAATTCTTTATGAAGGGATGCTAAGTCCATGTATTTTGTCTCTCCATTCAGGATGCGGAGAAACTTCGGTTCTTTAGACATTTGTTTCGTGAAATTG